ATATATATATTATGTATATTTTTACACAGCACACTAATAATTTTTATTTTATCTATCTCTATTTCTTCTATATTTCTTCTATATAAAAAAATTAAAGAGAATGTATAGTGATGGTATACGCGAAGCTGTTGGTTTGGGTAAGGTTAAAGGGTGTGTGTGTGTATGTGTGTGTGTGTGAGTAAATGATAACAAAGACATTTAATTAACAATTTTTTATTGATTCATATAACAAATTTTTACAATTCAATAATAAATCAGGTCTTTTATTAGGATCAGCAGATACACTAAAAGGTATTTGACTATCAGTTAATATAATTAATGATCGTTCTCTAAAGGCTTCAGCAGTTGATGATACTAGTTTCCATGGGAACTCATTGCCAGTAGTGATGACAGGTCTTCTCTCCAAATGTACACTAGGCATATTCTTCTTTTCAACCATTACATGCATACTACCCTCCAATAGGGCTTTAAAGTAATTAGCATTAAATACATCCATAGAGAATTCCTCGAAAACATAGATATCCTTTCCCTGTAAGTCTTGTAACCAGAAATTAGATCTACTATTCATTGAATGAGCGGCTCCTGTCTTGAGTCCAGCGCATAAGACATTGCAAAAGAGGGATTTACCGCAATTGGGTTTACCTACCATTAATATTACATTAGTTTTACCAGCCTGCATTTCTAAGATGCTGATGATGGCCATTGTTTTGTATTTGAATTCATAATCTTCGTTTTCCTTCTTGACGCCAGCATACTGTAACATTTTTTCAATGACATTCCGGTGACTATCGTTGTACTCAAAAACACTATGCCTAATAATATGGTCCATAGCGTTAATGATAAATAACTGAAGTTCATCGTCACTGATAGCTTGTATCAGATTCATAAATAATAATAATCAATAATCCACATTAATATTTATACTATTGTCTAACGGCACACGGCTATACCTTTTATATAACTTAATATATAATATAATATAATAATATATAAAATAATAATAAAAAGAATAAGACTAAAAATAGAAAGATAGTAGTTGACATCATATCATGACGCAGTATGACAAAGAACAGCACAGCAATAAAAAAGTTTGTCAGATGATGACTCATGTGTAATATATGCTTATAGTATCTCTGGCTGTGTTAGTTACTAAATATAATAACAGTTTCGTGCTAATAAATGTCCTTGTTGATTAGATTTCTTTGTATATCATATTGATTTGGGTATTGATGATAGGTGACTTTATCGGTGGGTTCATTCTGTTTTTCTTTATCGTATTGATATCTGATCCATGGCAACGCAATTTTAGTCATGTGTTTGTTCCAGGGTGCACTTGGTAAATAATATTTCGTTGGTTTAGTATAATCCCGTATAACATATCGATTAAATGGTGTCATTTGTCTGCCCATAAATTCAAAAGTATATGATATTTCGAAATTCATTAATGTTGTTAGGGATAAATTATTGTCTCCCAATCCAGGTTGAAATGCATGTTTAAAAAATATTCTTGGCATTACTGGTCCTCCTGCATCCTCGGCAATCTCCATTCGTAAATACTCTATAAACTCCTTGTCTTTAACGGTCAACATTTGAGTAGGTAACTTGTAGCTTTTAATGTACGGCGTTTTCCAATCCTTCACATCATTGTCCTGAATCAACGATTTTTGCATTGTAAAAATTTGTTATATGAATCAATAAAAAATTGTTAATTAAATGTCTTTGTTATCATTTACTCACACACACACACATACACACACACACCCTTTAACCTTACCCAAACCAACAGCTTCGCGTAAACCATCACTAAACATTCTCTTTAATTTTTTTATATAGAAGAAATATAGAAGAAATAGAGATAGATAAAATAAAAATTATTAGTGTGCTGTGTAAAAATATACATAATATATATAT